ACTCTTTTATAATTAGATTATGAACATTTTATATAGTCAATTTGAGTCGATCATTTCCTGTTATTGATACCTTTGTATTCATTGGAAATGAATCCCTAGTCATCAATATACGTATTAAGGAATAGACCCTATATATTATTTTATATTTATTTATTTTAATTGTTATATGAGCACGTCATTAGCTCTTTAAAAATTTGACGCTTATGTGCTTTTACAGGCACTTTAAATATTTGTTGATTACTTACGATATTAGATTTATACACTATATGTATTTCTAGCCTAAATATGCTAGATAGTAATTTTAATTTATATTTAAATTTATTTTAATTTTTATGTTTTGAAATTTGTATTGGTAAGACATATGATAATTATTCATTAGATGTAATAGATAGGTCATTTTATTCAAGAGCAAGTACCTTTATGTGGGAAACCTTGTCTTAGACTTCTATATCATTATTTTTGATAGATCCAGATGCGCTTTATTGCAAATTTTAATCAGGCGATCGCAAGCCGTAGTATTAATTATTATTTATTTTGGCGAATATTTATTTTTAGTTATTAAAATTTTCGATTACGCCTCTTGTACATGAGGTAGTTTAAACATGTACTGATTTTTAGTTTAAATAACTATACTTTTATAACAAACTATGCAATACAATTTACAAGTAAACGAGTTTGTTGATGCGAAACAAAATTCTCAAACAGTCGCCACTGTTGAGAGAAATATTATTACTGAATCCATTGATATGGATTATATGAACAATAATTTTCCTTACTTTCATTTAGCCCAAAAATTAAATGGACTAGTGAATGATAAGGATCTTGCTGATGGATATATATTAGCAAGATTATTAACTGACATTTATTCTAGTAATTCCGTAACCGGATATATTACTTCAGCTCTCGATTTTTTCGAGAGAATTGTTGGAACTAGAGATTTTGTCAGAACTATTAAAGATTACATAATATTTTTATTAACCTTAATCGTCGAATTGAAAAATAATATACTTAAATGTATTACAAATAATCGACGAATTAGAGAACTGTGGGAAGGATTTTTCACAGGCGACGAGTATAAGTGGCTTACTGCCGCTAAACGAGG